ATCAATATTAGGATCTAGTATCTTTGCTAGGAAAGCCAAAGTAAGGTATGGAGAGTTTACAGTATCCGCATAAGATACGCTACCACCAACTCTTCTTTGGAATTGTCTAGCAATAGCAGAGCCACCAGGAACGGCTTCAAAGAACTTACTAAGAATATTCTGAGGACCAGCCCGTTCACCTAGTGTTTCGCTAATCTTCGGAATAAACTCATTAATTAAAAAGTCTCTTCGCTGTTCTGTACTCATGTCTCGTAAACCTTTAGTATCTACTGCTTCATCGTCTTCTCTTGTAATAGCTAATTCATCAGCAACCTTAGAGATAAAGCTTGGATCTGTTTTTACTTTTTCTAATTCCCGTAAGAAGGATCTTAGTTGTGGTTTGGATTTAATCATACCACGGAAAGCCTTAACAAATTCCATCTTTTGTTCTGGATCTTTTAGTTCTAAAATATCAGCAGTAATAATTCTATTTGCATTCTCAACACCAAGTCTAGTTGATAGATCATCAACTGGATCTAGTCCTTCTAGCAATCTATTTACTATTGCGATATCTTTATCACTAAAGTTTTCAGATAAACCTAAAGCCTTTAATCCCTTTCTCTTTACAGAAATAGTAGCAAGTACACTGTTTAATTCTTCTTTTACTTTGGCAATTTCTGTTTCGTTTGGAATATCTTGATTGATTAGTTGCTTTAGTTTTGTAGCAAGAACTAACCATCTACCCTTACTTGTATTTAAATCTTGCCTAAATTTTTCTGCTTTTTTTATACCACGGCTTTCTTTTGTTTTTATTTTCTTTGATTGAGCAAAACTTAAAACTTTAGATTGATCTGTTATTGATTTAACTGCAATAAAGTTTCTTTCGTTTTTTGAAATAATTTCTACATTACTCAGAACTTTCGTTAGTAATGTTTGTTTGTTTGCGTTTCCTTCTATTCCCCACAACGCTCTTATAGCGTCTACTAATACTGATTTTAAACTATTTTCATTATTTAGTTTTATATTATCTAAAAATCTTGCGTGTTGTTCTCTTGTAAATATTTCAGAAATAAATTCATAGATACTACCAGCCGCATATGGTAAACCATTTGTTTTAAATACATCTGGTAAACTTTTTTTAAATCCTATTAATTTAGGTAAAAGTAAATCTTTATTAGCTAATAGCAAATCATTATCATAATCTAAATCAGTAAGCCTGTAATTATTTGCTGAGTTATTTTCAAACTCTGGTTCAACTAATCCTTTTTGTTTAAGGTTTTCTACTAAAGGTTTAGTATATATAATGTATACTCTTCGTTTTTCGCCCCAACCTTCCTCAAGAATGAAATAATCTTTACCTTCAATAAATCCTCTTTTATTTTCTATACTTGTTATTATATCTCTAATAAGGAAAATATTTTCTAGCTCAATGTTTTTTTTAGAAGAAGCAAAAGAATCATCAATAAAAGTATAATCAAGTCTAGAAATAGTTTGAATTATTTTTGGAGCTAATGAAATTGAATACACTCCATTTTCAACCGTAGACATTTTATTTTTAAATTTAGTCCAAGCTGTTTTTATTCTTTGAGTAGTAGCAGCATCTTTTGATATTAATGGATATCCATATTTATAATTATCTTCTTGTTCTCTAGCAAAAGCATAGGTTTTATCCATAACAATAGATTCTAAATCTTCAAAATTTTGCATCATTACTAAGTTTTTTAACTCAATTTTTTTCTCTCCTTTTACAACCTCTAAAGAACCAAATCTATTAGTAAGATAAGTAAGATACGCTTTTATCATATTTGATACTTCTTTTGGTAATACTTTATTATCTTGAATTGAAATTAGTGTATCTATCATTTGTTTTGCACTTTGTTTATACAGAGTTTCTGAATCTAATTTAGACGCTTTAGAAATGTATCTATTAATATATTGAACAGTAACACCATGTGCTATTTCATGGAATATTGTATTAATATTATTTTTTTCTGAAACACTAATTATATTACCAACAAGAGTAACCCTAGCTCTAGCGTCTTTAATTTCTACTTTTGTTTCATCTATAATATCTTTTGGAGCTTGTTTAAACAAAGCTACAATATCTTTATAAGATGAGGCTATTGGAGAATCTAATGGTATTTTTTCTTCTATTACATTTAGTAAATTTCTTAAAGTTGGTTGGTTAGGGAAATTACTTTTAAAAGTTTGTAAAATTTCTTGTTCCGTTGTTTGAGCTTTAGACCAATCAAATCCTTCTAAAAGTTTTGTTCCTGTAGACTTTGTAAAATACTCTAGTTGTTTTAAAGACTGTGCAAATGAAGCTTCGTCTTTAATAGTAACTTCCCTTGGTTTTCTTTTTTTGACACCAGGGATAACTTCTCTAATACCTTTAGCAATATCTGGCTCTACTTCAGATACAGCAGTCAACCATTCATCTATATATGCTTCTGCTTTTTCTTCAAGAGTTTTTAAGGTTTCTGAAGTATATGCAAATGTTCCGTTTCTCTTAATATTATGAACATCAAATAGTTTAGCAATATAAGACTTATAGTTAGTTGCGTGGCCTTCTTGAATAGCTTGCATCTTGGCTACGAAGAAGTTTAAGACATCAGTATCACCTTGAGCTTGAATAAACTTGAACAAGGAACCAAACACATGTCCACTATTAATTGCTGCTTTGGCATGTTCAATGTTCATCTCTAATTCTGGCTCTTGTAATGTTCGTCTTGAAGTTTCTCTACCAATTATATCTACTTCGTTTTCACCCTTACCAATTCTTTGACTTCCTTCTTTTTTAAACTTTTGAATTATTGTTTCTTCAACAACTTCTCCCTTTTCATTAACTTCTTTTATCTTTGTTGTTATCTGTCCTATCTTAGATCTTCTTTCAGACAACTCTAGATTCTTAATAGAACCCACAAGAAGGTTGTAAATAGGATCTCCAACTCTAGCTGGTTCTGCTTTTAGTTTATTCCTAATAAAGTTAGGATCTAAGTAATCATCACCAAGTCTAGTTTTAAGGAGATTAACTAAGCCTTCTTTTGTAACAAAGTTAACATAAAGATTGTTTATAGAATCTTCATCTAATCTACGCGCTCTAAACAAGGAATCATAAGCCTCAAATATAACCTTTGCTAGTTCCTGTCTTTCTGGTGAAACTTTTTCAATAGTTGGTTGTTTAGCTGCTTCTTCTATATCAGCAATTGTTTTCACTTGTGCTATAGCTTCTCTATCTGCTGTTTGTAGTTTCTTACCTTCAGCAATCTTTGTTTCTATTGCTTTTAGTTTCTTTCCCAAGATAGACATTAAATGGTCTGTCTTTGCTTTTTCAACCGCAAAGGTTGCTCTTACCATCATGGAGAAAGTTTCTTCTTTGAAACCTAACTTAGTTGCTGCTGCTTTAATAACACCAACTAGTTCTGATGTAAGTAATAAAGGTTTGTTATTTATTCTTAAACCTAAATAATCTACGGTTCCATTTTCTAAACTTAACTCTTGTTTTAATAAACCAGAAATATATTGTAGTGTTCCTTCAATACTAAACTCATTATTTAGTTCTCCTCTTTCTTGCTTTTGTTTATATATTGGGTTTTCTTGTAAAGCTCTAAACTTTACAATATCTTCTGCTTCAGAAAGTCCAATAATAGAACTAAGGAAACTGAGTTTAATATTAAGCTTTTCAAAGTCTTCAACAGCTTTATCTAGTGTTTCAGATCTTCTATCTCCTAAGAAACTCAAATCAGGTTTTACTCTTTCTTCAAGTTGTTTAGTAACAACAGGAACTGCCGTTGGTTCTATTGCTCTTACTTCTTCAATAATAGTAGCAGCCACTGTTTGTTCTTGTTGAGAAACTTCATCAATTTTTACAGCTGCTTCTTGAACTGTAGTATTAGCTTGATTATTTTGTTGTTGAGTTTCTTGTACTGTTTTCTTTGTTCGTGGCTTTCTTTCTCTCCTAATATTTGTAACAATAGCCGTTGTTACTGTTTCTTCTGGTTTAACTTCAGCAGTAACATCTGTTGGTTTTGTTTCTACAGAAGTGGGTGTTTCAGCTTCTACAATACCTGTTACTTTATTTTTTAACCACCAATTAATATTCTTATTAATTGTTTTAGAGCGACCTTCTGTATCAGTAACTTTTACAACTACCCATCTAGTACTAAGTTGATCGGAAGTTCCTCTGACAACACCAGTATAGTCTGTACGGCTCTTACTACTTGTATACTTTATTACATCGCCTTCTTTAAGATTAGATATTTCATTCAGCGTTAACTCGCGTTCAGTTGTAATCTTTGGCGTTGTGGTTAGTGTGGGTACAGGTTCTACTTCAGGTTCTGTTCTAGTAATAATTGCATCTACAGTAGTTGCAAGTGATGTTGCAACTTCCTTATCAATATCTGCTTTTACTTCTAGTCTTGTTATAGCGACATCTACAGCAGCTGCTTCTGCAGCCGCTTCAACCTTAGCCGCTGGTGTTGTGGCTTTTTCAATATCTACCTTTGGGGTTTCTACAGAATCGGCAACAGTATCTACACGCTCTACAGGAATTGTATTTGCTTCAGCAATAGTTTCACTAACAGCAGAAGTTGCTTTTGCGGCAGCTTCTCTTTCTAGTTCTATTCCAGCTTTATATTTTTCCCAACGCATAGATCCAAGAATTCTTTGACCCAGTAAAGTCTTTTGCTCTTCGGTAAGATCTGAAATAATATCTTTGAATCCATCCATAAAGATGGTTGTGATATTATCTTCTGAAGTCTTTGATAAAAGAGCAGCATAGACTTCTTCTGCTTCTGGGGTTAACTTGGCTGCTTCAATATCTTTGGTTTTCTTTAGTGATTTAAACTTATTACCTAAGTCTCCTAAGTGTTCTCCAAGTTTATTAAATGCAAATTGAATACCAGTATTGGTTGCCTTGCCATCACCTTGTAGAAGCTTCATAAGATACAAAGCAAAACCATTAGCAAATTTTTCTTCTTGTGCGTCTGTTAGTTTTTCGTAGTTACCGTCAGCGTCTTTTGCTACGCCTAACCAAGACATAACTTTATCGTACATGCTATCAGTAATACCAACAGCTGCTCTTTCTGCTACAGATGCTCTAGGATCTAAGAAGAAGAACCTAGCGTAGTGACCCATTTCGTGTGAAATAGAGAATAGATCTGCGCCTTCATTTGCTTTTATAAGTGCTTTTACTCCACCATCAACACGCTTTAGGAAGATACGAGCAAGTTCGTTTTCTTCTCCACCCTTAGCAAGACCAACATTACTTGTTAATCCATCTACGACTTTAGATCCCAAAGCTTGCATGATTATAGAACCAACGCGAGCTTCTTTATCTGTTAAGCCAAAGACTAACTTTAGATTATCTATAGTAGGAACAAGTGCAGGAGTTTCTGTATCTGCTTTAACTGGGGCTGTTGTTTCTTCTATAAAAGTAACACCAGTTAAATCTAGTGGTTGTGTCTTTGCTTTTTTCTTATCTGACTTTGTTTCTACTTTATTTGTTTTAGGTCTTGTATGGTAATCTTGAATTGCTTGTGTTACGGTATACTTGCTATTATCAAGTTCGGCAAGTTCTTTAGTTGCTTTTGCTTTTAGTTCGGCATTACTAAGAGCGTCAACTCTTTGCTTTAACAGTGGTTTGATTTGTTCTAATGCAAACATATTAGCAATAATTCCAGTATACACTCTTCGGTATTGTTCTTTAGATGTAGCTTCTATTGCTTCTTTAATTTGATCGTCAAATGTTTTTTTCATTTGAAGTATTACATTAGATACATCACCATCTTCTAGGGAACTAAGCAAATCTTTAAAAACACCAGTGATCTCTTCGGAGAAGAGTTGGGCATTAATAAGAATTGCTTTCATATCTTCTTGCATTTCATCTAATGTAGTGCTAAGAAGTTTTACAGCTTTCTCATCTTCTTGTTTAATAATAACATCTGCCGCATCTTTCCATTCTTTTACCATTGCTGCAAATGTATTCCAATCAATTACATTTTGATCAGAAAGATCTGGATCATTGAATAGTTCAGGCTTGGTAGATTTGACATTACCAGCTTCATCCATTTCTAATTTTCCAAATTGCATTTCTGTTGCAAATGTTCCATCTTCTTTGATGGTTATCTTTATAATATTATTAAGACCAGCCTTAGCTTGGTTTGTTAAAGTAAAATCTCTATCTGAAATAAATACTGTTGTAGTAGTTTTTCCTTCTCGCTTATCTAGTCTTGTAAGTATGTTTCTAAATAAACCAACGATAGCGGAACCCTTAACAATACCACCATTAGTAGAAACTGTTGTAGTTGTTTCTAAGTCTAAGAGTTTTCCTATAAAGGAATCTGCAGAATTAATATGGGTAATACCAATAAGATTGTTTGTAACTGTTTGTAAGTTAAATAGATCTTTGATATTACCGTAATCTACATCTTTACCTGTTACTTCCTTAAACTTAGAAGTAATAGTCTTAATGGAGATCTTATTCTTTTCTGCTTTACCAAAAGCCGCTTGAATATTAAGAGCAAGAAGAATATTTGCTACAGTGTTTGCTGTACCAAAACCACGATTATTATCAATGGTATCTTCGATAATCTTTGCTCTTACTGCTTCTTTGACTCCTTGTTCCGTTTCAAAGTAAGCTTCTAACTGCTTAATAATTCTATCTATTCTCTTTAATCTCTTTGGGTCTTTAATAATTTGTCTTTGTAGTTTTAGATCATTCAGTCTCTTTAGTTTGTCGGTTAAACCCAGGAATACAATATTATCTTTTCCTTGATTTAACTTTTCTCTAGACGCATTGAATCGTTGCTTAATGTCCTTAACCTTAGCATCGTATTCTGCTGTTTCTTTTTTAACACGATCCAGCTCATCTATACTATTTTTTGTACTGACAATCCGTTGTTCATTTGTACTTCCATCTGCATCTTTAACTTCGTATTCTGCTTTAAGATCGTCTAGTTCTTTTTGCTTGGTTTGCAGATCTGTTTCTTGTTTATCTTTCAACAACCACTGAGACTCTAGTTGTTCTAGTTCACTCTTTTCTTTTTCTAGGTTAACTAGTTCTCGTTGTTCTTTTCTTGTGGCTCCCTTTTCAGATTCAATCTTATTTCTTTTTGCGTTTAGTTTTTCTTCTTCACCAATCAAATCGTTTAATAGTCTATTCTTATAAGTAATCTGATCAGGTGTTTCATCAGGTAAAGCTAAATAGATTTGTCTCTTTCGTTCAATTTTTTCTGCTTTCTTGTCAATGTCAGCAAGTCTCTTTTGTTTATCGTCTTGCTGCTTTTGAGTAAGATCATTTAGTTTCTTTACTGTAATTCGTAGTGCGTCTGAGATATTCTTTAAAGCATTAGGATACTTTCCTTTGCTATTAAGTTTAGCTATCTCAGAATTAACTTGCTTAAGTTGTCCTTGAATATCTGAAATTTCTTTATCTAGTTTACTTGAATTAGATCCAAATGACTTTTTCTTTTCTTCTAATTCGGATAATCTAGTTGTTAGTTCAGTTCGTCTTTCTTCAAATTCTAAATCAGAAAGTTCAGTAAGATCTTTGTTTTGTTCTGCGTTTATCTTAGCGGTTCTTTGTTCATTAAGACTTCGCCACTCATCCACGATGCCACGCATAATAGTTCTTGTTGCTTGGTCTTCAGTATCCTGAGCAACCTTATTTATAAAGCTTTCATTAAACTCATCATATGGTTTAATGGCTTCAAACATACCTCTTGGCATTGACTTTCTAGCTTCTACACCAATCTCAATTGCTTTATTAAATGTCTTAAGAGTATCAATAACCTGATCGTATGTTAAACCTTTAGTAGATAATACTTCAGGATCAAATAAAGATTCTGGAGTCTCTACTGTGTTTGTGGCTTTAGCCCAAAGAGATACAATTTCTCTAGACTTTGCTTCATTAAAGTTTGCCTTTGAAATTACTTCTGGACTGAACCCATCAAAGTGGTACAGGTTTTTTCCATTAACAACAATGCTTGCGGTGTTTCTATTATCCAAACCTTTCATGTTCTTATCTAACCAGTTACCGAAAGCAATGCCTCTATTTTGTCCTAGTCTATTTCCAAAGACTGTTCTACCTTCCACTGTTGTTGCAAAACTATCTAATGAGTTTGCAATCTGTCTAGAAAGAGTAGAAATCTTTTCACCTGGTTTTGCACTACGGACTGCTGAGATATCTCCTAAACCGCCCATAACAACACGCATAGATCCAAACATACCAAGACCTAATAAACCACCTTCATAGGCAGCTTGATAGATAGAGGACAGATCGTATTTAAACTCAGGAGCATATTCTCCAAAGTTTAAAACTAGATGTTTAAATCTATAATCTTCTTTTTGCATTTGGGCTGCAGAGATACCAGACCACGCAGCAGCTTCTCCCATAATAGCTACGCTACGAGCAACTGCTGTTTGGAATCCTTTTTCTCCGACTGTTGGAACGAGTACTTTAGATGTTTGGAAAATAAAGTTTTCAATAGGACCAGTAAGAGGACCACCAGAAAGACCACGAACGCCATATCGTCCTACAGCAAGACTGGTTTTATCTATAAGTCCTGCAGCACCAGCTGATCTAGCGATACCTGTTCTAGCTAAACCAGCTAGTGCGGTTTCTGTTGTAGCTAAACCATAAGATGCCAATGTTGTCACTATAAGATCCCGAATCATTGTAGGATCTTTAACACCATAGTATAACTTATCTGCTTGCTTTCCAATCCAACCAGTTTCTTCTTCGTATATTTGCATTCTTAGATTTGCTTGTGCTTGAATAACGGCTTGGTTTAATTGGAAAGTCCAACCTAAAGGATTCTTACTAAGTCTTGTAAATTGATGAGGATCAACACCAGTAAGTTCAAAGTATTGAGCAACTTCTGGTTTATCTGTTAGAAACTTATTTGTTGCTTCTGCTGCTAATGCACCGTTCCAGTTTCTATCTTCATGGCTTAAAGCTAACTCAACATTAAAAGCAGCGTTATCTTGTTGTTCTGTATTTGTCCAACCAATAAGATCTCCGACAGATTTTAGCCAAGAACCAAAGCTACCAGCTAGATTTTGTGTAGCCCAGTCGTATGATTCATTAGCATCAAACGGAAACATATCAGCTTCTGAGTTAGCCGTCTTTACCATTAGTCTATTAAACTCTCTATTGGTTTCGGCAAAGATTCCTCTTCTACCAGACCCAGCTGTTGTTTGTCTATTCACTTCTTGTTCGCCAACTGTTTCTGCATCTAAGCTTGTGCTTAATCCTGTTCCTTGGCGCATTCCAATATAAGTTGGAATTTCGTATTGTCCAACTTGAACAATAGATTTAAAGTTAGGATCATCTTTATCAACAGCACCAAACAAACGCAAGCTAGAAATTTCTTCTTGCTTTCTTTTTAGTTCGTCTGTCTTTGCAAACTCATCTGGTAGTGAGTATCGTAATACTTGTTGTTGGTTGTTTACTTCTACTGGTTGTAAACCACCGAATAAATTGTATGAGAAATCAGGCTCAGTTCCCGAAGGGATTGGTTGTCCGAGGGAACTTGGAGTAAATTGACTCATTTAAATTCCTTATAAAAAATAAGGGGGAGGTATTTCACTCCCCCCTTTGTGATTAAATTATTGCTGTAGCCCCATCTATAGATGAATCAAAAGCAACTTGCCGTAATATATCACCCATTACATCTTTAATTTTTTGGTCTGGGTTTGTTAACATTCTATGTAATATACCATAGAAACTCTCTACTTTATATTTTTGTTGTGTTTCGCTATTTGTATCTTTTTCTTTTATCCAAGCAAAGAATTTAGAATATTCTTCTTCGTTTGATTTTGGATATAGAACAGTATTTGTTTCTAAATAATATTCAGCTTTTAGTTGACCTAACCAAGCTGGTATCTCAAACGGATTTAAAACATAGAATTCATCTGAATTTAATTCTTTATCTGTTTTAAAAATACTGTTTGCTATAGGAAACGCTGTTGGACCAGAATATCTTTGCATTACATGGATAAGCTCATGTAAACCAGTTACTTTAGTTTTAGTTTTGTCTTTTAATAATTCATTAGAAAAGTAAACTTCTGGTTTTCCTGTTTCTTCGTTTTGTGTTTGTAATGCTAAGGCACTATCTTGATAATATATTGGATCAGCTTTTACACTATCTCCCTTATACTCCGATTCCCATATCTGAGCTGTCATATCTGCGGTGTTGTAATTTGGTATGTTAGAAACATCGGTAGGAAGTGTTATTTGTTTTTCTTCTTCTGACATAAGAGCAAACTCTGCACTACGAGCTGAATAATATTTATCAAAATCAGAATCATATCTTTTTACTCTTTCTCTATGAGCTTGTATACTTTCTGGATTTTCATAATCCTTGCTCGTACTAGTAGGATATTCTGGTTTTACTATATTATATTTTTCAAAAAGTCTTTTATCAGCGGTTTCTTCTTTAGCTGTATACCAAGAATTAAAATCTGGGAACCTACTTCTAATTGGAATACCATTAATAAACCTATCTTGGTTTACTGCTTGTTGTTCTGAAGCTTGTCTAAAAAGCTCATTTGTTACTTCAGGACCATAAATACTTTCATAATAATCTCTTGCTGACTTTACATCATAAAGCATAAATGGAACTTCAGATCTAGTTACTCCAAGCGGTGAAGTTTGTGGTTTTTGAACCGCAGATTTTAAAACCTGATTTGTGTTATTAGGAGATTCCATAAAGGTTTGAAGTTTTCTTAAATAAAACTGTGCGTCTTCTCTATTTACAAATGCTCCTATATGTTTTGACTTTTCATTATACTTTGGTTCGATCTTATATGGGTCTGGAATAACAAAGTAAAGTTCTTGTTTCTTATCATAAGAAATGTAATAATTTGGTTTATTATTATCACTAATAGGAAGATCAGGAAATGGTAATCCGCTTTCAATAGATGTATTAGGATCTAGAACAGTTAGCTTTCCCTCTCTTGGAGATCTAAATGCAGTTTGCCAAGGTCTTTGATAATCCACTCCTCTTGCTAGATTACTAACACTACGATTCCAAGCCAGTGTTTTTTCAGATAGTTTTTCTTGATTTACTGGTGTTACTGTTGGTGTTACTGGTAATGTTACTGATGGTGTTACTTTTTCTTCTTTAAGTAAACTTTCTTCTTCTGTAAACTGTGGGGTGTTTTCAAGAACCGCTTTAATGTCTGGTCCCATACCTTTAGTTGCACCATAATTACGAGAAATACCCGTTGGTTGTTCTTCAAACTTTCTTGTTATTGTTACTTTTTTAGTTTGTGGGTCTTGTTTAACTTCAATTATTGGAACAATATTTAAAAAACTACTAGTTTCAAAATCTTTAGCTCTGGTTGTGTCAGCAGGAGAACTATCTCCATATGGTTTTAAAATTCTATATTTAAAATTACCAACTAATAAACCTTTATCGTAAAGAGCTTGAATGTCTCTTTCTAGATTTTGAGTTGGCTTTGTATATAGATTTACATCTCCAACTGAACTTAAAACCTCAACATTAGTTGAGTTACCACGCACTGTATAGTTAGGAAATGACGCTGATTCCAAACCTTCTTGTAGGTTAGACATTCGTCTATAGCTACCATCTGGTTCTTTTTTCAGTAACTCTAAACTATAGGTTTGTTCTAGTTCTCCATTTTCTTTTTTAGTTAAACCACCAGAGGTAAATTGAACTGTATAAGGAGAATCTGCTGTTGGAGAATCTTTGGAATCTTTTAAAGCAACTCTAATTTGATCTGCTTTTGTTTGAGCAAAAGCAAGAACTTCTTCAAAAGTATCTAATGCTTCTGAAGGCGTTTGCATAGCTAGTTCTATTTCTTTTAGAACAGCGGCAGAAACCAGAACATCCCGTCTTGTTGTTGTCGTGGTTCCTACTTTTGTTGCGTTTATTAATTCAGAATATAAAGCTTTTTCATTTGCTTCATTAAAATCTTTTTCCTCAAAACGCATTCTCATCAGTTGTCTTCTTGTGCTTAGACTGATTCCACTGTTTCTGTTTTGAGAAGTAATAACCATATCTGCAAATACTTGGTCTTTATTACTTTTGTTATTTGCTAAAATAACATTATCGCTCACACCAAAGGTAGGTAAAAAGGAATCTTTTTTACCTGTAGGAATAACAGCACCATTAATATAGACTGGTGCATTAGTTCTATCTGTAACAAACTGTACAATATCTTGATCTAATACAGCTGAGTTATTTGGTTGACCAGAGTACATTCTTGCGCCACTAATTAAACCATCTGGAACTATACGAGAACTATCTATAGCCCCAACATAATCAGCTTTAACATTACCCCTAGATACAATACCCCTAGGAGTAACAACTTTATAAGAAGTAAAGTCTTTAATAGCATCTTGTATGGCTAAATTTAAAGCAGCTTCTGGTCTATCGTTTCTGTATAATTCGTAGTATTTAACAGCTCGCTCTAACATGTATTTAAAAGAATCTCTTGTTTTATTTTCGGCTCTTTTATATAACTCAAGATTATCTTTAAACACAAAACCAGTAGAAGCTGCTGCACCTTTCTTTAGTTCTTCTATTAAAGCGTTTACAACAACTTTTCTTTCTTCTACTTGTGCATCTGTTTCGTTTGGTCTTGGTGCTGTGAAGTCATCTTTACTAAATAAAGCGGATGACACAACTCTTTGGGCTGTTGTGTTTGCACTTTCAATAGCTTCATTACTATAACCATTTCTAGAAGCAATAGATAAAACTGTAGTTAAATTTGCGCTTGGGTTGTCTGTTAGTGCAGAGTCTACTTCTCTAAGTTGAATATCTTCAGTTGTTGAATTTATAACTTGAATTCGCCAAGCTTTTGGTAGTAAAGCAAAAGCAGCAAGAGCTTTTCTGTATTCAGCACTATCTCTATCTTTTGTTTGAAGATCTGTTTTTATTGTCTCTATAGCAGCAAAAGAAGAACTTGATACAGTTGAAGACCAAGGACTTGGGCGATAAACTAAAGGTTTACCGTCTTTATCTTTTGGTAGGAATCTTCCAATAGTTGATATAAGTTCTTCTGCTGTAGAAGCCCCTTGGTATACTGTACTAAACATTCTAGAAGGTAACATAACATCCACAGGTACACCAACTTCATTGTTTGTAGTGCTTGCTTGTAGACTAGCTTGCTTTACTGAATCAAAGTTACCGAAGTCAACTGACGGTCCAAGCTGTTGAGACAACATGTAATCACTGGCTTCTGTATATGTTGCTGGTGTTATGTTTGTATTTGATCTTGTTCCAAGCAATACCGAAACAGCTTCTGATATTTCTTGTTGTTTTTTTCTTGCTGCACTTCGACCAGCTTCTGGACTATCAGCTTTAAAGATCTTAGCTTGAATTCTTTTAAACTCTAAACTAGCATCTTTCCAAGAATCATAAGCCGCGCTATTTCCTTGAAACAATTCGCTTATAACTGCTTCTTGTTCTGGTGGTGTATTAAGATCTAATAGCATCTTTAAAGAAGGAAAACCTTTTTTAGATTCTTCTTCATAAGTACCAACAGTATGTTCTGTTCCATCAGCTAATGTAAGTTTTGTACCTATTTTAAACTGAGTATTATAGATTTCTTGAATTCGATTTGAACCAAGATAACCCATTAATGTATCTATTGTTGCTGAATTAAAATTATTAAGTCGAGTTAAAAACTCAGATCTATCTCTATCTAAAGTTCCATTGGTATCTGATTCTGCTATTCTAACATCTAGCTCACCAGAGATACCCTTCCATCTATCAGATATGGCTTTCTTTGCTTCTTCCTTTGCTTTTTTAACCATATCTAATCTTACACGACCAATGCTTTCTTCAACCCCACGCATTTCATCTAAGAAAGTACCATAAGCTGTGCGAACAGGTGGAGTATCTACAGCAGCATCTCCAATTACAATGCGATCAAAGAACTCACTATCATAACTATAAGAACCTCTATATGGACTTTCTGTATCAACAGCTAGTGGAACTTCTTGACCACCGCTTCTTTCTCGTAGAATATCAGAAAGATTGACTGGATATGTAGATTCATCGCTGTATCTTGAATAAGCAAAAGCTGCGGTTTCGTTTTGTACATCTTCTTGTAGCTGTAAATACTGTGTAATAAGTCCGCTAAGTTGTGCGCTTTGCTCATCTGTTCTTTCATCTATAGGGATGTTTGTAAAGAAAGCAATTTGTTCTTTTAAACCTTTTGCTTTTGCGCTATAGGATGTAAGTGTGTCTCTTAATCTTTCGTTTTGTGTTTTTCTATTTTCTTGTTCTAATTCAAATTGGTCTTTTCCAAACTCTGCTTTTGCTTTTTCTTGGTCTACTAGTGCTTTTGCTTTTGCTTCTTGTAGTTTAACTAAAATACCATAAGCTTTTAATGCAGATTCTTTGTCGGCTACATTTTGAATTGCTAGAATAGAAGAACTGTTTACTTCTGCGTTTGGTCCTAAAATAGAACCAAGCATTCTTCTAATAGATTCAATACCAACATCATATGTTTCAATTGGTGCATTAGGGTTTTGTGCAAAAGTTTCGTCTACTTGCAACGCAGCAACAACAGCATTGTTAACATAATCGCTTGCTCTTTTGTTTTCTGTGTATTGTGCATTCTTAGCACCCAATGAAGATAAACCTTTTCTAGAAGCAACTAAAAGATTTCCATACTGCACACCAAAATCATTTTCTTTTAAATTTTGATCTTCAGGATCAAATCCTAAAGCTGTTTTAATCTTAGCGTTTGCTTGTGTTCTTGTTGCTTCTACTTCTTCTTTGCTTGCTCCTTGTCTATATTGATTTTCTAATGTATCGTTTGTTTCTGAAAAGATACTTTCTAAGGCTTGTTGTTTCTTTTTTACATCATAAGCATATAGATTTTCTGCAATACTAGAGCCAGCCTTTGCAGCCATCATTCCAATTTCTGCTAAATTAATTCCACTATAGCCAATTCTAAAACTGGGTGTAGGAAGAATAGGCATCTGTTCTTGATAAACAGCTGGCTGTAGTGGCTGTTCAAACTGTTGTCTGCCTCTGTATTCAATCAGTTCATTTTGGTTTGGAAACTGAGACATTATTTCTCCTTAAGTTTATTTCAGACATTAAATCTGGGTATGTTCTATCTATCTGCATTGTTTCGGCAACAATATCAGAAACAGACTTATATGGATTCTTTTTCGCGGAACCTTTAATTGCTGCACCCATAACCATATCTGGTTCAAGTCCACTTGTAATAGAAAAGGCTTCGCCCCAGTCTGGTAAAGATAAATCCCCAGATTCTAACATTTTCATTGCGGCAGCAGAAGCTGCTTTATTACCCAGATTTACAATTTCTTTGTTCTTTTGTATATTATTCTTTACTGCTTCTTTGATTAAATCTGGAGCTACTCTATAAATAAGATCCATTTCAGATGGAATGGGTGTACCATTTGTATCTTTTTTTAGAACTTGTTTTCTATCTTCTAGTTGAAACGCGGGAATAATAGTTCCTTTATCATTTGCTGTAATTAATCTACCGTTTTCAACTCTTGCTACATCTAGTAGGTTTAATCCTTCTAACTTTAAGAAGTCTTTAACATGCTCTTCTTCTGGAACATCTAGATCTAAAGGATTCTGTGTTAATACCTGTAATCTTTGTGTCAAGTTTTTTTTGTATAGATTAACAGCTTTCATTAGGTTTTGATTTGCATTCTGAGACTGTAAGAAATCTATTCTTGGTTTTACTTCGGCAACAGCCCAATCAGGAATCTTTGTACTAAGGTTTCTTAAAGCAACTTCTTCTTGATATGAATCACCTTTTGTTTGAGAATCAATATGTGCTTTTAAAAAAGACTTTGCTTGTTCTTGAGAACCAGGAAATAAACCCATAGCAGTAGACCAATATTGGTTTCTATTCATATCGTCTACATATTTTTGAGTTGAATCAAACCACTTAGTAAAAACTTCATATGGATCTTTACTTGACATCTTAGCTAATCCAATTTCTTTTTGTGCTTTAGCTAAATTTTCTTTGGAGTTTCTTTCTAGTAATTGATTGTGTATGGTGGTTTGTTGTTTATTGTTATTTGTGGCGATTTGATATAGTTGTTCTAGTTTATTCATAGTTAGTTATTGTCCTGTGTAGGAGGAACTAAAAATCTGCCCAATAGATTTATTTCCATACTCCAATCGGGCGGCAATACCAGCCTGTGCTGCACCAAATATACCACTAGCAATACCACTCATTAAAGCTGATGATGAAGAATCTACTGACATTTCTGCTTGAGGAATAAAAGCTCTTTGTGAAACAAAACCATTGTTTCTTTGGGCTAATCTATTCTTGTAATTTGCTTCAATGTCTTGCATGGCTGAACCATAGTTTGTTCTAATCATGCTCATATTGTTCTGTGCTGTTTGTGTGTTTTGTCTTAGCAAGGCTTTTACGCTTGCCGAATCAGAAGAAATATTCCTAGAAGAGACACCACTAAGAAACATATCATTTGTTTGTTGCGTTTGTTTTGATAAAACAGAACGACTGTTTAAATAACTTTGTCTTGCGGCAAACTCACTTGATGCTCTTTCTTGTGTTGCTAACTTTTCAATTTGAATGTTAGCTCTTTCTTGTGCTTCTAATTGTCGAAGCATGTTTCTATTTTCTGCGTCGCTCTTCCATTTATTTTGGAAGTTTGCGTTTTGTGCTTGTAGTTGTTGTGCAATAGCTTGGGCTTCTGCTTGGCTTGATCCCATAATACCAGAGAAAATACCTTGTGCTAACGCAAGACCGCCGAGAACTAATGCTGCCATTATCTAAGTCTCCGTTTAAATCTATCTTTTAAATTTATATGTGGTTTTTTTAGTGGTTGGTCGTTAACCAAAACCGCTCCAGATACTTTGTCACCAAGTAAACCAAGAACTCTTTTATTACTTAACCAATCTTTGATTGTTTCTTTTGTTTCTTTTTGTTGGTTCTTAATAATTTGTTGATCTGGCGATATAGCTAGAGCTGATTCCCAATGGTGAACTGCACTAGCAAGAATATCTACGCGGTCATCGTGTTTTAGCGATCCTCTTTTTTCTGTGATTCTTGTAATTTGTCTTTGATTTGTTTCATCTTTAATAGCTTTTTTGTCAAACACAAGTCTGTGCTGAGACATAATTGGCTCAAGGGTTCTAATGATTCTTTCTTCTTTTGCTCCCTTAACTCTGAAGTCTTCAATAGCGACTTGACCACACATCTCTGAAACCACAGGTCTAAGTAAGTTTGCATACATTGCATCTCCGAAGTTGGACTCAACTTGTATCTCTGTAAGAGAATACTTATAAGCGAGTTGTGCGATTTTCTTCAAGGCTAGGTTATCATAACCACCCTCAATACCAAGAAGTTCGTGAATAACAACATAACCATTTACGAAGGATGCAATACATATTGCTGTTTCGTCTGTTCCTCGACCACTGGGGTCTACAAACATAACGGTATTTACATACTCTGTATACTTATCAGATACCCATTGTGGGTTATAAATTAGATCTCCAGTAATACCAAAGCTTGCTATTTCTTTACTTGGGTATGCTTTACCCCAAACAACCTTTTCTGGAAAGATATCTGGAGATACATCCATAACAACAAGATCCTCTAACTTTAAAGGATACTTTCCTCTATCTGACAAAGTAGGATCTAGTTTATAGTGTAATGAAAATAACTTAGGACCAATCTTTGCTTTTCTTTGTTCTAAGACTTCATTGCTAAATCGTTCTGGTTCTGTGGTTTCTCCTTCGTCTATATCTAAGTTTAATACATATGGATCTACATCTATAGTTTCTGTAGGGTTATTTAAGTCTGGTTTAACCGCAGGAAACTTAATGATAGGATAAGGTAACTTTAGGTATATACTATCAGTAGATTGGAATGTACCAAGTATTCTTATAGTCCCATCTTTAATGGGGTTTCTAATTTGCTCTAGTTCTGCTAGTTTTTCTAATAGCTTTTCTCTTGCGTATGGTGTATCTGAGTTTTCTTCGATTTCAACATCGTCTGCAATTATATGGTCAGCGTGGCTACCAGTTATCTGACCAGAGATACCCTTGGCATAGCAAGAAAGATCCTGTCCTTCTCTTGTTCTACAACCAACCTTAAAACCAAAAGCATTATCTTTATCAAACTCCTTTGGTTTTAGATGTTGCATATACGGAACCAATTCCACAATCTGCCTTACTTGAGCAATAAACTTAATTGCTTTATCTGCAGTCGCAGAAAGAACCATGATCGTAGTATCTGGATCTTTTAGTAATAGCCAACTGGCATAAACAGCAGCGATTGTAGACTTTCCCTTTCCTCTTCCTGCTTGTAATTGAAAGTCTAATGGACCGTTTTGCATCTTATCTGCAATAGCATACTGGATTAAAGATGGTTCTCCTAATCCAAGATACTTAAAACTAGCCCATACATGGTTTCTAAAATCATCTAACATCTCATTTGGAACTTTCATAAAAATCCTCCTAGAATCCCATTAGAGGCGTTCCGTTTCCGACCCCTACGGATGGTGGGGCAAGGTGGAGAAACGGCTGTAATGGGCTGTAAAGCCCGCCCAGAGCCTTCGCTCTGAACGGGTGTAGCGAAATACTGGCGCATGAATGCCCAGTAATGAGGCGGCCTGTGGGAGTTACCCACCCCATGCCCGTTAAGGCATGAGCGGCCAGCGTACCTATACCCAGTGACTATGTAGGTATAGGGCAATAAGGTTACTTTAACTTAAAAGGTGCTTTAGAAATCAGTCTTGATTCTAAACTATCAAGCGAATCTGTAGGAATCTCATCCAACTTATCTCTATTATCGTTAACAATGCCCCGAGCTGCTTGATATAAACCAGGGGTACATTTATTAGGGTCGTTAAGATCCTCAATTAACTTTGAGATAAGTAGTTGATTAAGGAGTTCGACCTTGTTCATTGCTTACTTCTTGAACTTTGAAATAGGAAAGATGTGACCAGCAACATAGCCGACCACGCCAAGAAGAGCAGCAAACCAAAGTGAACCCAAGAATGACTCAATACTAGCTAATAGCATAAACTGTCCTTTCTGTAAGTGTTTTAAAACCTAACAATGAATTTATAAGTATTTTGGTAGATCCGTAAGTGTTTTATTTTTTCTTCTTTTTAGAAGAAGTCCAAGAAACAGGCTTAGAACTTTTTTTAGCTTTAACACCTTTAGTTGTACACTGTGCCATAGTTGGTCTACAAGCAGGATAAGAACCACCAGATGAAGCTGATTTACGACCGCATGGACCGCCTGTTTTACAGTTTACCCAGCCTTTACCTTTATTCCTTTTAAACCAACCGTGTAAACCATACTTCTTTTCTAATGAAAAGTCTGCCATTATTTCTTACCTGCTTTTTTTGTTTTATTTCCCCACTTAGCTACACCTACTTTTCTACACTTAACCATAGCTCCAGATGCATACGCACTGTTCTTTCCTTTGTAAGCCTTCATTACTTTTTTGTAGCAAGCGTCTTTAGGCATTTATAATCCTTAGTGTTTGCAACCACAGTTGCAAGACTTTTTATTTTTGCTTTTTGTTTCTGCTTTTTTTGTGGTTTTTTTAGTTAGTGGTCTTAATTTTTTTGCCATGTTAATTCCTTTATCTAGTTATTCCTCTTAGTTTATAAGAGAAGAAATCAAAATCTACAGTCCGAACAAGACTTGTTCCTGTTGGAGTCAAAATAATAAACGGAGCAAGTGTTGTGCTTGTTGGGATGTTTGTTGTAATGCTTGCTGTTGGACTGGTTGCTCCATCAGCATAGAAGTCTACTTGAGATGCTGTAATAACAACCCTTATTTTGTGCCAGTTAGTGTTTTGTGCTTGCCAAAGAACAGAAGTTCGTGTTACTGTATTTCTTTGACAAACAAAATTCCAATTTCCAGAGCCGACACCTAATATATCTTTTTGTAAATAAATTCCGTTTGGTTGTCCTGCTGTATTTGTAGCGTCTGCAAGTAAACCATATGTTCTATATGTATCTAAATCTGTTTGAACATCTTTAAAAACAATAGTAAATTCTTGTACATCATCAATATGAAATTGAGCTGTTGTGTTGTTGTTAGTATTGGAAGTAGATAACCAACTAACGGTATTAGCCGTACCACTACAACGATAGCGACAAATACCAGGGTGATTAAGTTCTGAGTTAACAGCAGTAACTTGACCGTTTGCTAAGTTCCAGTTGTAAAGGCCAACTTCGCCTGTTTCTGTACCAGCTTGCAAAAAGTCTTCAACAAAGTAAACAGGATTTGTTGCGCTTGTTGGATCTGGCATTATACCAGCAGCAGTTATAGATCTATTAATCCAATCTGTACCGTTATATTGAATGAGATTATTACTAGCTACTGAAGTAATTGTAACATCAGATAGGTCGTTTAATGTATGTGTATGACCAGATGAAGCTATACCAGCCGCAGATAAAGATCTGTTTTCCCAACGGAGATCTGTGTTATCCCACTGTAATACATCGTTATTTGCTATGCTGTTAATATAAACATCGTGTAGTTCTTCTAGTTCTTGACCATTAGAAACTTTAACATAGATAGACCCAGCCCCAGATCCTGCAGACTTTACCATGAATCCAACAACTACACCATGATCTGGTGCTGTTGGTCTATCATAAGTAAAAGCTCCTGCTGTAGTAGATAACCATAGTGTGGAACCTTCTCCACCTGTACCTGTAGTTGTGTTTGTGGTAAATCCTTTAAGATATCCTTGAGTTATGATCCAGCCTTCGGTATTGTTAGCAATATCGTGAGCAGCAACACCAATTGTATCTTTAGCTGTTGCTTCACTAGAGGCATCAGCAAGGCTCACTAAAATATGAGTTGATGCGTGAGATCCAGTAATATAAACTACTTGACCTTTTGTGATCGTTGCGCCTGTATTATTACGAACTAATTTAACAAGAGCAGAACCCAAAGGAGCGGTAATATTTGTGTTTGTTAGACCACCATCCAAGCCCATAATCGGAGACTGATATTCTGGATCATAAGCAATAACACCATCTCCCAATGGATTTACTGGAGTTAGTGTGGTATCTAAGTTTAGTTGGTCTACTGTAACTTGATCTACAATAACTGTATTAGGTAAACCTACGGTAATCACATTACTAACAGGACCAGTTACTTCTACTTCGTTTGCTGTACCAACAATTGTATTTGTTGTTGTTGCGTTTGAAGTTCCTATTTTTAAACTAAAGAAATCTAGTTTAAGATAACGAACACTAGAACCTGCTGTATTATTTACAATTATAATACCACAATTCATATAACCAGTAGGAATATTAGTAGAAATAACTACTTCTGTTCCTGTGTTTACTGTAAAACCAACCTCAGTAGCAGAAACTTTTCTAATCTTTAATGTATACCAAGTATTGCTAGAATACGCTGTTGTTGTGCCTGTAGTCGTTGAACCGCCGTTTTTACAAACTGGAGTCCAAGCGGCACCATTTAATCTTCTAAAATAAATTCCATTTGTTGGTGGGTTATTAGCATCATCAAATAATCCAAAATAAAGATCGTAGTTTGTAGATGTTGGGCTAACTCCTCCTGTTGGATCTGCACTGTTTGCTGGTGTTTTAATAACAAATGTTAGTGTATTTAACTGTGCAAAATCTACTATATTACTAGTATCTCTACCTAGCGTTAATAAGCCAACTTCACTACCAGCACCCAAATCATTTTCACATCTTAATTGAACAACACCAATATGATCTGTTTCTGAGTCAGCTTCATATACTTTTATTGCGCCATTTGATGATAGTGTTTTAGTGTTTGTATATAGTAATCCTTCTCCATCAAAAGAATAAATAATAACATTATCACCACTTGTATTACCATCGCCTAAACTAACAAAGTTATCCACTACAATATCTGGTTCATTAGGATCGCTAATATCCGAACCACTAGCACCAGCAGGACCAGTAGCTCCCTTCACATTACCCACATCGTAGGAGGAGCCGCTGGTTGACTGTAATACTAGGTTGTCGCCAACAAGGGAAGCCGACTTAATACTAAAGCCTTGCTCTCCTTTTTGTCCTTTAACTGGTTGTGTTACTCTGTTTCCTGGCATTTCTCACCTTCTTTTCTTTTTTAAAAGCAAGATCCAGTTCTGTATCTCTTGCTCTTAAAGCAGCAATTGCTTCTTCGATTGTTGTTTTGTTACTTGTGTCTAATGCATCTAAAAATAATTTTGCTTCGTCTTTCTTAGCTGCAGAAATAAAACCAATTCTCATAAACAAAGCTTTAGTTAGATGACCAACGCCAAGATACCAAAGACCAAAGATAACCCCAAGGATTGATAAACAAACCATAACATAGACAATCATTTCAGACCACCAAGGAGTAATGTCTTTTACGCCCGTGGTAGCTTGTACAATGTCCTTGGTTTCCTCAATGATATGGGTCTGTTCAAGAATCCCTTGTGCGGAGACTTCATGGATTTTAATAAAGTCTGGGACTTCTGGGCCTCTGGTTTCTTCGTGGATGAATTCAAATTTTTCCTTTGACTGAATAGCTTTGTCTTGGATATTTTGATTGCTTGAAGAGATTTCTTTTACACTAGAACAACCAAAAAGAATAACTGTGGATAAAACTAAATGTTTAATCATGTTTATTCCTTTCGTCAAAAGTGTCTATCTTAACATTTTGTTTGGCAAAGTTAACTAATAAAGCTGTGACTAAACTGCGAATCTCATTTAGATTCTTTTCTAATCTATCAATACGCTGACTTTCATTATCTTTCAAAGCTTTTACCATAGTTTCTAAAGCTTTGATATCAGCTTTCATACTAAACATAACAGTTGTAGTCCAAACAACAGCACCAATAACTGGAATTACAAGAACTCCCAATATCTTTAGAAGTTCTTCGACTGTTAGTGTATTTAATTCTGGACTCATTAGTAGATAACCGTTACATAAATCTTAGTATGATAGTTAGCATTATAAGTACCAGAGTGTGATGTTGTTATTGTCCATGTTGTATTTGCTCCTCCAGCTAATGTAATCGTATCTGCTCCAACAGGAACAATAAAGTGAGAAACTGTTCCAGTTGTTACTGTAGCTGGGTGAATTTGTTCCCATGTAATTCTATATTGTTGTTCTGTTGTTCCTGTATTTGTTATAGCAACACTAACTACTCCAGCTCCTGTTTGTGTACAAGTTATGGTTGCTTCTGGAATAGAAGGTAAACCACCTATATTTCCTAAAGGACTTGTAAAGTTAGCTGCGTTTCTTCCAAATATAATAGCCGACCCAGGAATTCTACAGTTTTTTAAGTTCCTAATTCTACTCGTAGCTCCTAAAGTAAAGTCACCGTCGTTTTGAATAGTTGGTCCTTGAAGATAAGTAGAACCATTTCCTGCTTGATTTTTTGGTCTTAACTCAATACCAGTAGTTGTTTCTGTTTCTTTATTAATCTTTACATATCTTGTTGTTGCAGAACCATTAATTCTCATTACTAAGTTAGATCCATCACTTGATGCTGCACTTGTTGTAGTTAAGATGTTACTTTGGTTTCCATAAGTAGTGCTTGGTCCAAGTACAAGATGTGTGTTGATTGTTTTAACACCAGTTATTGTCTGGTTGTCTGCTAAGGTACAAGTAATTGTTTTTGCTGTTGCGCTTAATGTATCATAATCTAAAGCTTTACCTGTTGCAACGGAAACTTGTGAGTCTGTTGCAGTAAGAACAGTAGTTACTACTGAACCGCTTGATGTTGGTCGTAGTAAAATTGATTTACTTGCGCCGCTACCTCTAATATCAGCTGTTGCTCCTAGTAAGATATTACCTGTACTATTTACAGTTACAGAATTTGTAAAAGTCGTAGCAGCAGAAAAGGTTTTAGCTCCCGAGATAGTTTGTGTGGTATCTATAGTTACATAAGAACCAGCACCCACAGTTAAAGAATCCCAACTTGAACCATTCCATGCTTTTAATACTTGGTTTCCAGCTGAAGTATCCCACCATAAAAGACCTGTATCTGCGGCATTTGGTGCTGTTGGGGTTGTAGAACCATAATATACACGACCAGCGTTATTTAAAACACCTCTAGGATTAAAGTAATTTATTAGTGTTGTTCCATCACTGGCTAAAAACTCTAATCTATTTTGAGTTTGGGAAGCCAAACCAATTAATTCTAATTGACTAGTAACTGTGTCCCATTTTAAAGAAGCCGCAGCCTGTGGAATATTTTCTGATCCAATTCTAGATAAAACAACCAAACACTTATCTCTATTGTTTGCGTTTTCAATACCAGAAGGTAGTGTAATAAGATCTGCCAGTGTATCAAAAGTAGCATCAACATAAGCTGGTGTAGCATATTCAATACCAGCATCTTCTAGTTTAACAACTTTTTCTTCTAGCTCAAATCTATTTTCTTGTCCTATACCAATAAGTTGAGAAGATAGTAAGTTTAGTTGCTCTGCTGTAATTCGTGATCCAGTAATCCACTCAACTAAAGTATCTGAGTTTACTACTCGTCTACGAATAACTAGTGGTTCTCCAACAACCATAGCTGGGTAATTAATTGTCGTTGAGTTCTCTAAAGTAAATGGTTGGCTTGTTGGAATTGCAATAGCCGTAATTGTTTTATTTACTTCATCATAAGTAATCCACTCTGGTTTAATAATACCAAAGTCATTCTTTTCATCTCTTGTTAAAGTTATTGTAGTAGCAAATTCTGTTTCATATATTGTTTCTATGTTTGTTCTATAGATTTCAATTTGATCTTTATGTGCAATAGAATCAAACAAAGATAAAGTCGAATAAGAGATAGGAACAGTAAAAGTTCCTGTTATCTCTAAAGAAGCTCTATCGTAATTTGTTGGCATGTTTACCTCAAGGATGTATATGTTTGTTTAAACTTACCTTTTAATTCCATCTGTACTATATTACAAGGAGAAGGTAAATCACTTTGAATAAATATTTTTGTGTTGTCTGAATAACCAAAGACTTTACTCACAAACTCTCCGTCTTTTTCGTAAGTTCCATTTACGATATCTAATTTAGTGTAGCTAAATTCAGACTCTAGGTTTTCTGGTCTACCTCGTCGTTCAACAATAACCTTATAGTGTCCTGTGTTATTGTGTCTTGTAACCAATGTTCTTAGATTTAAAACACCATTAACAGAGTTATTTCCATCATCTCTTAAAAACTGTTCTGATAGTTCAACATTCATTAAGAACGAACCACCAATGTAATAAGTTTTACCAACATGTTTAGATAGATCTATTCCTGTAATTGTTACTTCTGTGGCGTTTCCTAAAACATTTGTTTGTGCTTTATACATAGTTCCAGAAAGATTTTCAAAGTCTTCGCCTAATACAAGGTAAACATTATCATAAGGAAGATCATAAGGAACGGTTATTGATTGAGTTAAAGACGCATCTAAACCTGTGTTTATTGTAAACTTTCTATAAAAATCTAATTTAGGTACAGATAACTCGTCACTTCTTAGTAAACAACGAGTTAAGTAAAGTGAGCCTGTTTCTCTATAGATTAAACAATATAAATAGTTATCATAACTTTGCATTGATTCTACTAGATCTTGTTCATTTAAAACAAATCTAAAGAAAGCACTTTGTAAAATTCTTTCTCCACTGTACCTATTTGTATATAGATAGATGTTGTTCTTTGCGTTTGCATCTGTACAAAGAATTGTATCTTGTGCTACAGCAGTACAAACGGAATCAAACTCTTTTGGTAAATAGTCTGGACAAGTTGAACTTAACTCAACAGCTGTATTCAACCCTCTTACCTTTTGTGAGTAATAAATATACAAACGCTTTGCATCAAAGAAATATACCTGAGAACCAATTAGTACAGGATCAACAAGAGGAGCTGTAGCATAAAAGGTTGTTGGTGATATTTCTGCAGTAAGAGGACTAATAACATTCTGTGAACCCTTTAATTCAAACTGAACATTTCCTTTTGTGTTGATAAAAAGGAATTCATCAAAGGGGGTCATAGATATAATTTCAGCGTATTGATTTAAAGACGCTCTTAAATCTATAGGGTCTGCTGTTGTTACAGAAGTTGGATCATTAATCCACAGATCCTGAAAGTTTCCTAATTGAGAAGAAAACACAACATCACCAACAGAAAAGAAAAGTCTATCTCTAAATACAGCAATAGAGTTAATTCTTGCTGGTTGAGCTGTTTTCTTATCTTCACTAAGGAAAGGACTAGGACCAGGATTAGTATATCTATTTCCTGTTGTTCTTGGAGTCCAGTCAATAGTTTGAAGTCTCCAACCAGTATCAGAATCAAATAAAAGATTCTGTGGCATTCTATTTGGATCTAGGTAAGAGAATGCGTCTGGTGTTCTAATTCTTTGTGTATATGGTCTACCTTTACCAGTAACACCAGCAATAGCATCCCCTGTATTTGGATCATATGTTTCTGTTTCTGGAAAACTAATAATACGATAATAACCAGATGGTTGACTTAAGTAAGGACCAGCACAATAGTATATTTTACCACGACCACCTACAGGATAGTTACCTGTTAAGTATGGGTGGTCTTTATCATATAAAGCCTGTAACATAAGTTGTGCTTTATTATCACTTGGTGATTGAGCAGTATCTGCATTATTTGCATACCAATCATTTTCATCTGGTGGAAATCTAATTTCTGAAAAGTCAGCAACGGATTGACCAAGCCAAGGACGATCTATTTCAGCATAGATAAAATCTTCAACTGGAATAAATTTTGTAGTCCAAGTTGCAAGAGCTGTTTCTCCACTTGGTAAAGTAGTTCCAGTAGGCCATAGTCTACCTAGGTTTGTTTTAACAATTTGAGCTGCTGTATAATAAGTTACTTTTCTTCCTTTTAAATCTACAGTATTTGTAGTATACCCATTTAAATCAAACTCATAACCATCTTCACTAGAAGAAAAACCAGCATAAACTAAAGTATTTAGAATAAGTGTATTTGTTCCTAATGACACAATTCTTAAAGCTTCTTTTGGTGTATATACTTTTTCACCTGTATCTTCAACTATAGAACCAAAAGTAATATACTGTCTTGATTCTTTTTTTACAACACCATTAGCTAACATAGTATTATATTGAGCTAATGTTGGAGTTCCACCAGCGGTTGTAAAAGCAGCCGCATATATTGGATATCGTACATCTATTTGTTCAATTGTATCCGTACCATTCCAACTTAATGCAGTATCTGTACTATCCCACTGATATGGTGGTGTTACATCTTCCCATGTATTTTCTAAGATTCTATAAACAGAAAATAAACGATCTGTTGCTAGTCTAGCTTTGTAGTTTATAATAATTACAAATCTATTAGACTTGTCTATATTTAACCAATAGTAAAAATAATTACTTATGGTATCTGTTGTAACATCTTGAAGAACATAGTTATTTAAATCACTTTTAGAAAGAACTTCAAAACCAGATCTTTTTTCGATAGATCTTTCAATCGTTACAAAACAGTTATCAATATTTTCTGCTTCAAATGGTGTTCGTTTAGAAGCCGCCTGTCTTCCTACACCACCGCTAAGGGATGGAATAGGAAGTCTGGTTGGAATAGTGGCTCCCTTTTTTGTACTTAATCGTCTAACTGGAGGCATTAACTAGTTCTCCAGAATCTAAATCTTGCTGGGTCATTGCTAAACGGAACTCTATTAACCGAGTTTCGTACAACAGGATCTCCACTAAGGAATATATTTCTACGCTTGCTGTTAATATCAGAAGCTTTTGCTTTTGCTCCATAGATGGCTTCTTGACCAGCAAAGAACGCATCCGCATCTCCATCGCCTTGTGTGGCTATTTGATAGTTTCTCATAGCACTAGTCATAATGGATCTTTGTGTGGTTGTATCAATATTTTCCCATTTAAGTTTTTTAATAATCTCTACATAATACTCTTCACTAGTATCCCATTTATCTGTATCATCGGTAATGTTCCATAACTTGGGTGGAATAGATTCTAGGATTCTAGCAACCAACTGAACAGAATCGTCATTATAATGACTTGACAATAAGTTTGCAGAAATTAAACCATCTTCATCACCGTCCCCCATAGGAAGGTAAATATAACCATCTGAATCTGGTGTTAGTTTCTTTACAATCTTATTGTTTGCTAGACCTCTTAATTGATAGTCTAGACTTGTTTGCTCTAAAATAAACACAGCAATACCTGTGTCAATGCCTGATGCTTCTTCAAGATCGGCAACTAGGCTTTCACCCGCTGCCAACATCATATTATTAACTGCATCAAGTTTACTAATGTAGCCCATAGATACCTCCTTTAAAGAAAGAAAAACCTTGGTGGGCCTTTCGACCCACCAAGGCTAGATTTAAGATCACCCCCTTTCTAGGATAGAGTAAACAATATACCTCCTTTCCTATAAAACGGGGAAAATACCAAAAACTAATTATCCCAAATAACTATCAGTTATAAGGGAAGCTAGGTGAAGAACCACCAGCAGTTGGTAGGTACTCTCTAGTCATACCTAAGATAGTACGAAGAGAATATCTAGCAATAGAAGAAACCAATCCGCCTTCACCAGCACCAACAAGGTGGGCTAATAGTAGAACTGTAGTACCAGCATCTGCTTGAGCTGTAGTTAGAGCAAAAGATGCAGCTGTAGTTCTAAAGATTTCAACAGTTGATGCTGCGGTTTGACCAGGATCTGATGCTGAAGAAACAAGTGTATTACCTGCATTTGGTTTAATAAGTACAGCAGCGCATTCTGGACGAAGAACACCTGTACCGTTTAGCATACTAGCAACGGTAAATACAGTATTGCGACGAACATCATCAACAGTGTCTACTTTAAGACCTTGAAGCTTAAGCGAAGCAACACAACTCTTTTGGAAGAGAAGACCGCAAATACCAGCATCACCAAAGTTAAGATTATATCTAGCTTCACCAATAGCACCAGCACCGTAGTTTGCTACTGGGAGGTGGTTGCTCTTAATAATCATTGCACCCTGATACTCAAGAGCATCAGAAAGACTGTGCATACCCATAGTGAGTTGTGCGCCTAGACCACCAGCTTCAGCTACGCCACCAAAGAGAGGACCACTTGAAGCATTGCTACCAAATAAACCAGCGTTGTCTCTAGCAACACCAAGAGAACGAATATCTTGGAATACTCTTGGGGTTACAGCAAGAACGACACCTTCAGTGGGTGCGTTAATGGTTTGTAAATAAACAAAGAATTCTTCAATTGTTTGTAGTGCTGCAAGTGCTGCACTATTTCTTTCTGCAGCGGTTGCTGCGGTATTACCAAGATTAAAGAATTTAGTGTTAATATAAACAGGACCAGTATTAACAGCTCTTGGATCTAGTGTTAAATCCATTGCTGGTGGAGTACCGTCACCATCGTAGGCTGTATTGAAGCAAAGATCTTCAGTAGCAGCTCTTGCAATATAAGCAGCAATTTGCTTATCTCTTGCATTAGCAAGAGTCATACCAGCCTGACGAGCAAGTTCTGATCTAAACTCCCATTGGGTTTGCATAAGATCAATGTTGTCAATTTCAAAGTGTGCTGCCATTGGTCGTTTATCAAGCTTGATAGCAATGGTTGTTGAAGACGCATCTCCACCACCAAGCTCTTCACCAGCAGCCCAAGATGATCTAAGAGCTACTGTACCAGTAATTGGGAATTCCATTGCAACACCACTTGCAATAGTCTTTGAGTCAACAAGAGACTCAAATACATTATATTCATCATAAGCGTGAATAACCTCGCCGCTCCAAATTGGGAGCCAAAGTTTGTTTGCGCCTGTTAATGGTCCTGAAATACCAGCAGAAACGCTGGTACGCATTACTAGGTCGCCTGCTCCTAAATCGCTAGTGATAGCCATTTTGTTTTATCCTTTTAAGTTAGTTTGTTAAAATCCGTTTTCATCATACGGGCTTCAACTGTTTGTCTGAATCTTGAATCGGTTTTGAATAAGGGATTAGACCGATCTTTGTAAAACTCTGCCTTAGATAGATAAGGACCAGTAGCAGCCTGAGCTTTAGCTACTGAAACCTTTTCTCCTACTTTAGTAACTGGTTCTTTTGATGTTGGTTTATTAGCTGTGGCAGAATCGTACTTAGCTTTTAAACCAAGCAACGCAACTTCCCACGATGGAGAAGCTAGTGTTGCATTAATTTCTGCTTGTTGCTCTTGAGAAAGGTTCTTACTAGCCCAGTTAAAGACTCTAGCAAGATTATCCTTACCTCCAATAACTTTTGCTGCTTCTGTATAGGCAGCATTCAGACGGGCTTTTTGACCCTGCATAAACTCATCAATCACAAAATCTGGTAATTTAGTTTTCTGCTTAATAGCAAGCCTTGACTCTTGAGATAACTCTCCAGTCGTAGCGACTTCAACAGAATACTTCTTCCATTCTTCTTGTGTTAGATCCGTTTGTGCTGTCTGTGGTGGTTGTTCCTTTGGTGGTTCTTTCTTTGGAATTCTTAGTTCTTCTTGAATCTGAGGTACGGGTTCTACTTCAGTTTGTTCAAGAGCTGCGTCTTCCACAGTTTCTTCAACAACAGGAGCCACTGGTTGTTTCTTTAATTGTGCTAGTTCTTGTCTAGCTTTTGTATACTCTGATTGTGCATTCTTTAGAGACTTAAACCAATCACCAGATGATTTAAAATTGCTTGGTACTTGTACTTGGTTGGCTTCAACATAAGTATTAAAAGCTTTTAGTTCAGACTGATATTGAGTAGTCTCAGTCGAAACCTGTGATTGTTCAACAGGAGTATCCTGTGGAGTCATGGTATCGTTTTGTTCCATTTGTTATCCTTTATCGTTTCTTTTTTTTAGAAACTTTATTTGGTAATTTAGTTTTCTTTGGTGTTTCCTTAGACCACCTAGCGGCAATCTTAGGATGAGTTGCATACATAAAGCGTCTTTGTGCTTTTGATTTAAAAGGCATTATTTACCTTTACACTTTCTTCCTTTAGGGCAAGACTTTTTAGAACCTCCTGGTCCAGCCCATAAATCTTTACAGGCCCAATATTGGGCTGATAGTTTATCTTTAGCCGAATCACATTTATGTCTTGCTCTAAAAGATTTACGCGCTTCAGGACTATAGTTGTGTCCATAACCCGAAGCACCATAATGAATGATCTTCTCCTTACCATTTGCACAAGCTTTAACTACTCTTTTTTTAGCTGGATTTGGAGACTTTCGTGGTTTATTGCAAGGCATACTTGCTTTATTTAATTTTGGTTTAGCCACCCAAACCTCCTAATAGTTGCTGTGGGTTTACTCCAGCCTGTTCTAACATGGCTTGAATATTCTGCCCACCTGTTTGTTGTAGATCGGAAGTAGCAGCAGCGGTTGCTGTATTAATAGCACCTTGAGTCATAGCGTTACCCGCTTGTTGTCTCATTTGCATTTGCATTTGTTTATTCTGCATTTCCATCATTTCATTTTGTACTTCTTCTTCTGACTTGACCCACATACGCGAATCAAACCCAAGAGAAGTAATTAAGGCTTTAGCATAACTATCCCATTTAAAGGTAGCTACGGCTTGCTCTGGTAAATTTCTAACCATTTCACCCATCTGAATAAGTTTTTGAAGATCAGTATCTCTTGATAAAGCTTGAAGACCAGTGATAATTTCTACCGCAAGTGTTCCGTCTTTATCAAAGAATTGATCTTGTAGTCTTGGATCTATTTCTTCATCCTTTAACATTAAAGCTAAAGTTCGTTTTACAAGTGGTTCCATTAATGTTCTAGAAATACTAGAGAAAGCACCACCAAGAATAGTCTCAAGTTCAGAACCAATCATTCTAACTGCAGTAGCAGTAACACGATCCCCTGTTGGGATAGCGGAAGAGGACATTAAGAAAGCCTGTCCAACTTCTCTTCTCATGTTTTCTACTGCTGTACTGGTAGATGATATTTGTGGATTAATCGTTTGTGCTGGAGAAATAGTAAAGACATCATTAGGTCTTGCTGCAATAAAACTTCCGTTTCTTGCTGAAGCAATATCATCTACTTCTGTAATACCAGTAGGATCAACGCCCATCCAGAAAGCAGAAGCAGCGGACATTCCTTCTAACATACCTTGAGTATAGTTTTCTAGTGCAGTTAAATCACCAAGTATATCTTCACAATGAGATCTACCGTAGTTTTCACCCGCAATAGAATACCATCTTAAGTGAACTAATGGAAGGATTTCATAATAACCCTCATCCAGTAGTTCTCCATTTTCTGTTTCTTTTCTAGAATACCATGTTCCATCTTCTTGCTTTAAATACTGACAATAGATAGTTTTATATCCTCGTCTGTATTCAATCCCCGATTCAGAACCAAAATAATAAAGTTCGTTTTCAGGATCTACAGCAAGATATTCTAAATGAATAATTTCTTTTACTTCACCCATTACATCTCGTTGAGCAACAAACTGATCTAATCTATAGTTTCTAAAACTATAGTTATCTTCCATACAAAATAAAACATCTCCCGTAACAATTAAGTGTTGGAGAGCGATATATACAGACTCTCTTAAGTTTTTTGAAATAAGTTTATTATATACTTGAAAGCTTAGAGTTTCTAAATATCCCGAAATTTCTGTTGGTGGTTCAACACCACTTTTTATTTTAAACTTAAAGAAAGGCGTATCGTTTAAAGGCATCAATGCACTAAGAATCCTAGATGCTAAAGCCGTAACACCTCTGGAAGCAACAGAGCTATATGGTTGTGGTAATGCCATTTCTTCTGTCCAATTTTCTGGGGGTAGAATAGATGGGATTGTTAATGATGAACACAATCTAGCTCTATCAACTTTACTTGTTCGGGCTGAATCCAGAATTCTAAAGCGTTCGGCTAAAGTCTTTGGGTTCATGCTGGCCTTGTTGTATTAGTTCTGGTTGTTGGTCTTGATCCGACTCCGTTATATAGAGAGCCATAAAAGTCTACGGTTAGTTTGTCTTTTCCTTCTTCTTCTTCCTCCATAGATGTTGCCGCAGAAATTGCTTCTTCTTCAGCCATGTTAGCTTCGGTAATCCTAGCTGCTTCTTCTGCTTTAATTCTTTCTCTTTCTGCTTTTGCTGCTTCTTCTCTTTCTTTTTCTTCGGATTTAGCTCTTTCGCGTCTAATGTTTTCTTGTTCTTCTTGATATCTTCGTTCGTCTGCAAGCAGTTCTTCTTGCTCTGCTTTAGTCATACCACCTTCAATTGTAGGTGCGCCGCCCATAAGTACCTCCTTTACTGTGGTCTACCTTCATAATAAGAAGGTTGTTGAACCCGCTTAAGTTTTTGTTTAACTTTAGGGGTGGTTGTTTCTGTTTTGGCTGGTCCTTCTTTTGCCTCAGTAAGAATAGAAGTGCTTGGTGTTGTTTCTCTTTCTTTAATTTCTCTTCCAAGAGTATCTATAGTTTGATTACGAATAACATCTAAAGGAGCTGCTGTAATTTGTGCCTGTTCAATAGCTGTTTGTGTAGCTAAGTCTAAACTTCTTTGTGTATTTTCTATTTGTTGGTTATAAGAAGTACCCATTTCTTGTTGCTTTAGTATTTCATTAGCTTGTACATAAGCTTTATAGAGATAAGAGTCTTCATTATTCCAGTTTCTTTTCATCCATCTAGCAGCAGAACGATAGCCTTTTTTTTGCATTTCGTTTTTTTGATTAAACAAATCGACAATTGCTTTTGGACTTGACATTGCTGTTTTTTCTGCTTCTGATAAACGAAGATTTGGATCAGTTCGCCAAAGCGAAAACGAAGTTGTGCTTTGTTGCTGTTGTTGTAAAGCGTCTTGAAATGCTTGATTTACTTGTTCTAGTTTTGTTCTTGCTTCAAATTTTTTTTGATAGGTTTCTGCTACTTTTGACTCGAAACCTTGTAAGGCTTGTTTGTAGAAATTAGTTTCTATATCAGAAACGCGCACACCAAGATCTGATCTTTGAAGTTCACCTATCTTACTTTTTAGTTGTGCGATTTCTTTTTTCTTTGCTATTTGTCTTTGTGCTTTAGAAAGACGGCCAGTTGGTTTTCCTAGTTCTAAATTGGTTTGTCTAACTTGTCTTTCTTTTTGTTGTTGACTAAACATATTTGAGACACTAGAAAGCAAATCTTGAAAGGAACTCATTTAAGATTTTCCTTTTGTTGTAGTTTAATAATAGATTCTAATTTATCTATTAGTGAGATTTGACCAGCAGTAAAAGCCGCAAGCCTAATAAACTCATCAGCTGTCATCCTTTCGTCGTATTGTAGAGGCTGGTACAACTGTCTTAGTAGCGGAATCCACTCTGGATTTAGATACGGATACTTTGAGTTCATTAACTTCTTCCTTTAATTTTGTAAGTTCTTGATGTAATGTTCTTAAAAATAAAGAACTTTCTGCTGATGTTAAAGCTACACCTGAGTTTAATCGTAATGCAATTTGTTCAATACTAATCATAATTATCCTGTTGTAATGTCTGTTAGTTCACAACCATTAGCTGTACAAGCAAAACTATGACTGCTTGTGGTTGTATCAGACTTTTCATAACTTGGTAATACAGAGAAATCTACATCTACATATGGGAATGTATTATATACTTCTTCTGAAATTTCTTCAAATGGTGCTTGTTGATAGGTATGTTCTGTCTTTGGTAAGAAGGATACACCAGAAATACCGTCAAAGTATTCATATACCCACTGACCTAAAAGCAAAAACTCATTATCATTATAGTTTACAGTAACACTTGGTTTGTGGTGGCAGTAGTAATCTTGATAGATCTTCCAAAGAATCATGTGTGTAATAGCATCCAGATTTCTAGATGTCATTGTCATATTAGAAGACTTCATGGGAAACGAGAATACTGCTTGGTTGTCGGGATTGATAACACAGTCTTCACAAGGAACACCCTGATCTTTCATAAGATTATACACAGGATCTTTCTTATCAATACGAACTCTACGAATAAAGTAAGGCGCATACTGTGGATGAAGACCACTGGCACAACCAGCTAGACAACTTGTTGTTCCTTCTGGCTTAACACAGGTAATAGACTTAGATGGATTAATTCCAATCTTTTCAGACCACTCTTTATTAATGACTTCTGTGTGTGCTTTTAGCTTTTGTAGAAGGCTGATTAATTTTGTTGGGCTTACTTTGCCTGATGTAAGTGGGTTATCAAAAATACCAGTCATGCTTACACCAAGAAGTCTTTCGTCTTCACAGTTCTTTTTCCACTTTTCACTTAAGTAGGGAAAATAAGTAAACTTACTTTGAATAGTACCTATAATAGTAGCTACTTCAATCTTAGCCAACAGTGTTTCTTCTGTGTCATAATCTTTTACAACAACGGTAGAAAGATTACAGAATTGATTTGGTCTAAGAATAATTTCACTACAGGGATTTGTTCCAAAATAAATGTTTTGTGTTTCTCTTCCTGCTCTTTCTGCTACACTTGTTAGTGCTTGTCTGTTTAACATACCACGCTCTCCTGAGTGTGAGTTATACAGATCGGTCCACTCTTCTAGGAATTGTCCTAAGCTTGGCTTGCTTGTGTATACGGCTGAGTTGTTAGCTAGGGAACGATGACCCGATCCCTCCCACCAAGCCCCGCTCTTACACAACGCCATCTCTCTATCGGAAAGATCACTTAGTGAAATCATAGCGGAGCGTCTTACTCCACCAACAATTACAGACTGAGCAATCTTACAACAGATATCGTGACACTCTAGTGGTGTTAGTTTTCTATCTTGTGCCTTATAGAAAATCTGTACAATAAACCTAAAGACTTCTTCTAAAGGAGCAGGACCACTAGCCCGCCCACCAAATGTCTTTAGTCTTGCCCCAGCTGGTCTTACTTTAGTTGTAGACCACTTAGGATGAATACCATTGTATAAGAAGTTGATTAGACTCTTTAATGCGTTGCACCAACCTTCTCTTGAGTCTTCAACATTAATAATGATATTCCAATCTTTGTCAATCTTTGGTACTGTAGGTAGCTTTTCTGTGCATCTACGCTCAACAGAGAAACCCATACCAGTACCACACATAAGAACATACATTAGTTCTGAAAAAGATTCGGGCGAATCAATTTCAGAATAAGCGCAATTATATAAAGCGGTATGGTCACGATCCAAAGCTGGACCTGCAACCATAAGACCGCGCATACTAGGAAGAACTTCTCTATTAAGAATTGCTTTCTTAATGTCTGGTCGTTCTAACATAGATGGTTCTTTACTTGTAAAGTAATTCCACCATCTATCTACAGTTTCTTCCCAGTTTTCTCTACGACCTTCTTCTTCAATCCATCTAGCATATCGACTAATAGCAATAAACTTTTGAAATGTATCCATATTATACTCCTGTTGAACCAAAACCACCAGAGCCTCTGGTAGTATTAAATACTTGTTTTACACTAATAAATTCGGGAGAAACAAAACTCATAATTAACATCTGAGCAATTCGATCAGCATCATTAATTACAAAAGTTTTGGTTCCTGTATTTTTTATAGCAACTTTAATTTCACCTCGGTAATCGGGATCAATTAAACCAACAGAGTTAGCTAGTGTTATACCATGCTTTGTAGCAAGACCCGAACGAGGCAACAGTAAAGCCATAAGATGACTTGGTAACTCCAAAGTAATACCAGTTCCTATAACTTTTGTTTCTTGTGGAAGAATTTCTACCTTGCCTTCATGTAAAAGGTTGGCTTGGATATCATAGGCTGCTGCTCCATCAGTTCCTTTAGTTGGAACAGGAAACCGAATAGAAGATATCTTAACTGTTGTTTCAGGAATATAAGTAAAGGAAGAAACCTCAAACGACTTAGGATTATCAAAAGAATGTCCATTGTAGTAATATGTATTATCCATGTTATATATCTCTATAGCCCCAATTATACTGATGTTACTACACTAGTTCTAATATTTACAACAGAAAAAGGTTCTCTAGTATTCATACCTCTACCTCCTAAAAAGAATAAATCCCCCCTAACAATACCGTCAGGACCATTATAGTTATAAGCAAAATCAATTGTTTCTTTTGGTCCAATAACAATTGGTGTTGTTGAGTCTATTGGTATAGTTCCACTTCTTATAAACCAACTTAAAGAGCCACCAATAGGAATAGCTACTGTATCCCAACGAATACCTGTAAAAATTGCTGGTCCATCTCCAAAGTTTTTAATATTTGTCATAAAAGAAACTGGTATAAAATTATTGGCTCTACTTAAAGTAAGATTTCCACCATAAGCAGTGCCATAATCTGATAAGGGGGATCTTATATAAGTTGTGTTATCTGGTAAAGCAAATCCTAAGTCTGACATAGGCATTCCACTTGGTGCATATGGTCTAATCATTTTAACTCCTTTGGATACCAAGGTATAATTTGGTTATCCCAATCTTCGTTTCTAAGAATTCTAACGCATCTTGCTTGAGCAATAGCGTCTTCAAAAGTATATTTACCGCCTTCTTTATTTGGCATCTGTTCGTACAGACTAAGAACCAATGCGGTATGGTTTATTGGTTTTGTTAAGTCCAATAACTTTTTAGCTTTAGCTTGTCCCATCTTCCATACACCAGGAATATTATCTGTTACATCTCCCATGATCCATTGCTTATGAAAGTTATAATCAGCTTCTTCCTTACTTGTAAAAAGTACGGGGTTTTCTTCTGTATCTTTCATTGGTGGTTTCCAAGACCAACCATATACAGAATAGATATCTTTGTCGATGGTTACTGCTATTGCTTTTCCCATAGACATTTGAATGCCCATAAGATCGTCTGCTTCTAGACCGTCTTTATACTGACAATCAAATGAGTCTTTGATATATGATTCAGCATAAGATAGATTTTCTGGTGTCTGTCTAGCAACATCTCTATGTGCTTTATAACTAGGCCACCAAGTTCTCCTAAAGTTTTCTGCTCTAGGACAAGAAAAAGCAACAACAACTTTTGTTACTTCTGGTGGTGTCCATTTACGGATATCGTCTTTAATTCTATCTTCTAGCCAATCGGCTCCTTCTTGGTCTGCCCAAAATGCAGCACGATAAGCTATGATATCTCCATCTAATACAGCAACTTTAGGTTTAATCATCGTCAATTGAAATTACCCCCGCTCCAATCAGTAACGCTAGTATTAGTAATACAAAGCAACCATAAAACATAATTATCATTTCCTTTCTCCAAAACAATCCCACCCTCGACGCTTGGCTTCAGCGTGGGCGCGTCGCTTCATGTCATCTACGGATAGGCAGTTACCTATGTCTTCGGCTTCACACCACATGCGTCGCGCCTCGTCGCGCTCGTTTGTAAGTTCAAGAATCTTTTCCGAACGCATATCACACATATGAATACGCTCAGTTAGTTCATTGCGAAGGCGTTCATTTTCAATCTCCAGTGCCACGATCTTGTCGTACAGCACTGCAAACCTTTGAGCAAGCTCGGCTGAGATGCTGTCGATTCTATCCATGTCTGGGTACTGGGGAATCATCTAACCCTCTTTCTTATTTCTTCCTCGTAAACCCAAGCAAGATATGCATCATCATTATTGGTCTGAAAAGAATCAATCAGTTCTGTTTCAGTTATTCTACCAAACCACGCTTCTTCTGGAACAACGGGCTTGTTTTGGTTGCCTTCAAGTTGGTAGACATACGCAA